AAATAAAGAAAGAAAAATTAATATATAACTATTTACAAGTTATTACTTTTGCGGCTTCACTTCGTTTCGCCGTAACCTATTAACTTAACTAGTGATTATTACTTTATTCTTTTACTTGGACAATTACTTACCAGTTAGTCCGCTGTTGCTGTCTACAGTAGATATACCTCTAGAACTCATTTAAAGCCCCATTAGAATGTTTCTAGTAGTATTTATATATACTTATAACCCTTTGGTATTTAGAGTGCCTTAGAAACGATTTAAATAGATGTTTTAATAGTTTTGGCTATTCTGTCAAACATTTGACAAGTAGTAACTTAGAATTATACTTATACCTATATAATATAAAATACTATGGCAAAAACGCTTAACCTAAAGGACTTAGAGAAAATAGACTTAGAAACCTTAAGTATTAAAAAGCGTCTTGGAATACAAGCGTTGATTGAAGAGCTTAAGAAAAGAAAGCTACATTATCCTATTCTTGATTTTAAAGCTCAACCACATCAACAGGAAGTAATAGATGCTGTCGGAGCGAGAAATTGATGATTACCTAAATATAAATATATAATGTTTATATGAGGTAATGGTTCAGGTAAAACAATTGTAAGTTGTGATATTGATATACTTCTAGCCCTATGAAAGGAATGATGTAAGAAGTACAACTTACCTTACATTTGAGAGAGTAAACAAACTCTAGTTATAACTAAAACTTCTGATAGTATTAAGACAAACTTAGAGCCTTACTTCCTTTGAACCAACACAATATGAGATGTAATTAAGCTTCCTAAGAATGAACTAGCTAAAGTTAAAAGAGATGGCTCAACTCAAACATTAAAGGAGATTACCTTAAAGAATTGAAATAAGATAATGTTTAGAACATATGATGCTTGACAAGCTAGACTTGAATGAAGTAATCCTGATTTCATACATCTAGATGAGCTACCTGAAAGAGAGGATATATTCATAGAACTTCTTAGGTGAACAAGATGAAGACGTACACAAATGTTACTTTCATTTACACCAACAAAGTTCAATCCAGCTGTCCATGATTATTTCTACTGACAATGAAGTGAGAATGTAAAATCCAAAACATATATCAAAGAGGTAGATAGTTTGGAAAATAAATATGCAGACCATACTTGGTTAGAATGATTAAGTGAAGAAGAGCAGAAAATAAGAAGGTTCTGAATGTTTATTCCACCAAGCTGACTTGTATATAATGAGTTTAGAAGAAATGAAAACTTAATTGAATATTTCCATCCTAGGAAATTATGAAATTGAACTAAGTTCTATTGAGCTTTAGACTTTTGAGTTTCTCATCCAATGGCAATGTTATTTATAGCAGTTGACATGGATTGACATATATATGTTTTTGATATGATTTATCAAAAGAATATGGGATTGGGCGAACTTAGAGATGAGGTTAGAGAGAAGGAATTAGAGTACCATATCAACTTAGAATATATAGTTGCTGATACAGCTGACAAAAGGGCGAGAATGGAATTGAAAGAAGTTTATTGACTTAATACTATTCCAGCTGATAAGTTTTCTAAATGAGAAAACAATTTATCAAATAGAAGAGCGGGTATATTTAAAGTTAATGAGCTCTTTAAAAATGGGATGCTTTATGTTTCTGAGAAATGTATGAGTTTAGTTAAGGAGTTAAGCGTCCATGCCTATAAATGAAATTGAAGTGAAGAGGTAATAAAATTAAATGATGATGCACTTGATGCTTTGAGATACTTCATCTTTTGATACAAGCCCCATAGTGAAACTAAAGAATTAAAGAAAAGATATAAAAGAGCAAATAGAATTAAGAAAACAATTAGATATTAAATAAAAAAGAATGATAAAGCTTTCATATGTTACAGATAGATTAACTAATCTAATGGCTCTTAAAGAGAACCATATAACTCAAGTACAAGCTACCAATTGGAGAAATAAAGCTAATGCAAAGGAAGCTACTTCTCCTGATAAGAATGATTTTAGAACTCAAATATGAGCTACTATTAAATACCAGAAGGACGCCGACTTGTTATCAGCTCAACCTGAATGGTTGTTTATTTGAATGGATGATAAATGAAGGGCGAATAGGAAGGTTGCCAAGTATGTTTGGGATTACCATCGGTTACTTTCAAATACTGATGAAGCTATTTCAGAAACAATTCAATCTTCTACTACTAATTGAACAGGAATATTGTTTGACTGAATTAAGCATATTCGGCAAACAGTAAAAACTCCTTTTTATACGGAAGACAAAGATTGAAACCCAACATGAATAGATTTTAAGGAAGAAGAGAAATTAATATATTCTTGAGTATACTCAGAATGTATTCCATTTCAGAACTTCTTTATAAATTGAACAAATATAAGAAACTCTACAGAAGTTGCCGTTATAAGATACTTTGATAAGATTGATTATATCAAAGAAAAGGAGTGAGATAATTTTGTAAAAAACCTAGACAAGGTAAAGAAAATGACTTGAGATTTCGCCCCAATAGCTTGAACTACAGGGAATGAATTTGAAGAGATGCAATCTGATAATACTGTAATGGAAATAGAGTATTGGAACTCGGCGAAAGATGAATATATAATTGAAGCCAATTGAGTTGAAATTAAAAATATACCAATTCCATACCCCCACAAGATGTTGCCTTTTTCTCTTTATTTGGACAACAAGGCACAGGAGAGAATTTGGTGAATAGGTGAATTTGAACTTACAGAACAGAATGAGAGATATAAAAACGAACTAAGAACACTTCTTATAAGATGAATAAAATCATCTATATGAATACTACTTAAAGATAGAACAGCAGAACTTGAAGAAGATGTAATGCAATTCTGAATTTGAGAAGTATACGAAACAGATGATATAAATTGAATTAAACAATTCTCTCCTAATGTTCCAGTTAATGAGTTACTTTTAGCTGAGAGTAAAGTTGATGAAGACTTAGTTGCTCAAACATGAGTAGACCATAGGTCTCAAACACTTTCACCTTGAGAGACTGCAACCAAAACAGCAGGTAAAAATAAATCAGCAAAGAAAAGAATTAATAAAAATATTAAAGATAATGCTTGGGGTTTCTATAGAAGACTTGCAGAAATTAGAATGTCAAATATACAATTCCTTCATTCTATTTGAAGTCAAGAAATACCTATTGAAGGTTGAAGTATAGATGCTGAATGAGTATTCACTTCTGACAGTTGATGATATGGAAGTGCTAAGATAACTAAGAAATTACTAGGCGGACAAATCCATGTGTTGCCAATCGTAGAAACAATGCTGTGAAATAGTAAAGAAAGAGAATTACAAGAAGCATTAGAATATGCTCAAGTAGTTTGAAGTATGCAAAATTCTGATTGAAGTAGACCAGTGCCAGCAACCCAATTAGCTAAACTAGTTACTGATAAATTTGGTTTTGATTATGAAAAGCTTTCAGAACAATCTGATAGTTGAAAGACGGCTAAATCAATATTACAAGACCATAAACAACAGACTGCTTGAACTCAATGAACTGAGGCTGACCCTAACTTTGTTCCACCAGCACAAAGAAACCAATCGCAAAATGTTTCAACTATTAGTTGAGCACAAAAGAATACTATCCCTTTAGAATAAAATAATATGGCTTGATGTAAATATCCAGATAAAGGAAATAATTATGTACCAAAGGATGAACCTGAAAATCCTTGATACAAATACTGACAATATAAACCTTGAAAGATTAAGGATGATTGAACCCCACTAAGGAAGAATTGAAGAAAGAAATGACCTCAAATCCCTCTTCCTGAACAAGCTAAGAGGCTTGCAAAGGTTGTAAATCTTACAACCTTTTGAGCATCTGAAATAACATCTCAAAAGAACATAGATGATTGAGTGCAACCATTTGTAAAAATGAATATGTTAGAGGCTTGTAGAGAAGTTTGATGGAGTAGTCCAAAAACATTATATTTAACAACTTCAAGATACCCTGAACTTAAAGCTGAGTTTGAAAGGCTTAAGAAACAGAAGATGGAATACTTACAAGATGTAAGTGTTGACAATATATGAAAGGCTATTAAATGAGAGATGAAATGAATAAAGAATAAAGAGAAAGTTGATTACTCTTTTAGACTTTTAGAGAAAACCCATAAAGACTTTAATCCAACTCAGAAGGTTGAACAAAAGATTGAAGAGGTTAATACTGAAAGAACAGCAGAAGATATAATGGGGGACTTAATGGATTTACTTTGATAATAGAATAGAATGATTAAATATTTAGAGTTTAGAAAGTTCTTAAATATTATGGATGAGGTAGAACTTAATCCTCAAGAAAAAGAGAAGTTAAAATCTTTAGGAAGGGAATGAGAAGTAATAAATAAAGCCCTTACTAAAATAAAAAACAAAGTAACAAATAAGATGTTAACGGAAGATTTGTCAACTGAATTTGTTAAATGAGCTATATACATGATTTGATATTTAAAATGAATGATGAAATAGCTCTAAATACAGACAGTTGACAAACAGTTAAATAGGAATATATTATTAATAACAAACAACATTATGGAACAGACTGAAAAAAACAATTCAGAATTTCAAAAGAATAATCAGAACCCAGAAGGGCAAGCTGAGATAAAGTATTCCGAAGAAGAATACAAAAACCTACAAGCTTTCTGAACAAAGGCTAACCAAGCCTTAATTGATATGAGTAAGAAGCTTGCTGAGAAAGACCCAAAAGAATTACTTAATATGGAAAGTAAAATCCAAAATAAGATAATTAAAGAAGTTTGGGGGTATGATAACCTTGACGAACTTAGGATAATGTTACCTGATGTTCTAGAAGGAAAGTCAACCGAGGAATTTAATAATGATGAAACCTCAGTTGAAAAGATGGAAAGAGAATACAGGCTATTGAAAATGAAGCTAGAAAAGAAAGATATTGATGATGAAATAGATAAATATGTTTCGGCTAATTCAAAAATAGTTTCCAGTATTCCTAACTTTTCAGAAAAGATTAAGGAAGAACTTAAAAATATAAGTTCTAACTTACCATCTAAAGAAAGAGTAAATAAGGCTACAAAATTAATATCAAATAGCTTAGATATTGATGTTGAAACTTATTTACAATTACAATGAAAGACTATGGTGAAATCAAGCGAACAAAAGCTTGATAGGAAAGACATGGTAACAGCTCAAAATCAATTAAGGAAAAGTCTTTGATTGAAAGAGAAAAAGTAATATTATTATTTAATATAAGAATAAATGGCAAGAATAGTAAGCCCAGAAAGAGGGATTGGAGATAGTCCAATAGCCGCTAATTCCCTAGATATAGATACGCAAGATTTAGTTACTATAAAATCTTGATATGGGAATAAGGCAGTTAGTTGAGATAAAATATATTGACTATCAGCTAAAATAGAAGCCTATGATAGTGATAATCAAACAGTAAAAAAAGATAAAGTAGATTATATAGGGGTGACACCTGAGACTAGACTTGAAATAGAAGTTACATCAGGTTCAATAACTCAAGCAGATGTAGGTAGTAAGTTTAACTTAGGTTCAGACGGTAATGTTAATGCAAGCTCTACAGCAGCAGTAGCTCAAATATCAACTCTAACTCCAGCAAATGTTGAGATAGGAGATATATTTATAGCTATAATTAATGGTGTTAATATCCCATTTACTGCTACAGCAACAACAGTAGCAAATGTAACAGCTTGACTTACAGCAGCAATTAACTTAAGTGGTGAGAGTGGTAATGTAACAGCAGTAGATGATACTACAGAGGTTACAATTACAGCAGTAACAGCAGGTACAGCATTTACAATATCAGGAACAGCTACTAATGGTTGAGGTAATGATACTCAAACATTATCAGCAGCAACAGGTACAGTAAATGTTGAAGCAGTAAAGCAAGTTGACACTTGTACACTTTCAGCGGGTACAACAGGTACAGCAGATTTAACAGCAGCAGGTATAGTAGAATTGATTACATTCAATGCTTCTCTTACTCAAACAGCAACAGACTTTGTAGCTAACTCAGCAGCAGATTATGCTACAGTATGAGTAGTACTTACAAGTTCAGGAGCAGGTTTAATATTTACAGCAGCGGTAGCAGGTATAGCCTTCTCAAGTCCAGTTGTAGATAACGCATCAGATGATATAGCTTGAACTACAGTTAATACTACAGCAAATGTAGTAGCAGTAGCTCAAATATCAACAGCAACTCCAGCTAATGTTGAGATAGGAGATGTATTTACAGCTACAATTAATGGTACAGCAGTTCCTTTTACTGCAACAGCAGCTACAGTAGCAAATGTAACAGCTTGACTTACAGCAGCAATTAACCTTTCAGCACAAGCTTGAAATGTAACAGCAGTAGATAGTACAACAACAGTTACAATCACATCAGATGCGGCAGGTACAGCATTTACAATTACATGTGGAGCTACAGCAGGTACAGGAGCAGACACTCAAACATTATCAGCAGCAACAGGCACTGTAAATGTTTCAGCAGATAGCCCAGACCAACTTTATCTACGCAAAGTAAAAACTTCAACACTTGGAGACTTTACAGTAGCTAAATAATTTAATTTATAATAAAAAAAATAAAAGATGACAGTAGTACAAAAAGCTGGTATACTTTCAGATGATGAAAGTTATAAATTAATATCACCTGTAGTTATTGAAATGTTTGACGAAAAGGTCTTAGACCCTAGAGTTGCAGAAGATGTTGCAGGAAAACTTTGATTTACAGAATTTGAAGTTTACGATAAAGATTGAATAATTAAAACAAAATTAGGACAAGAATGAGCTAGGATAGTTGGTGAATGGGATACATTCCAAGTTATCGGGCAAAAGTACGGTCAAGAAATTTCTTACGAAGTTGAAAGACTATACACAGGTACAGGTGCTTCTTCTCTTACCAGAAAGAGAATTGAAAGAGCAGCAATGGCACAAACTATTCCTGATGACCTATTAAAAGATTTACAACAGAGTTTAAATAGAGTTGAAGACCAAGCCTTCTCAATGAGGATGAAAGAGAATGAGTATTACACTCAATGTCTTACATTAGGGTTTGATATATCAGCTGCTAAATGACCTTGAAGTGCAGTATATGATGCTAAGGCATTATTTTCAACTGCCCATGTAGTTCAAGACACAGGTGAGATTTATTCTAATATAGTAGATGATTGAGCTGGTAATTACGCACCACTAACATTTACTTCTTTACTAGAATGACTTGATAGACTAAGAGTTTGAATGAAAGATGGTTTAGGTACAAGAATTGGAAGACCTTCTAACTGAGTATATGACCTAATAGTCTCTCCTGAATTGGAAAAGACAGCATTAGACATACTATCAGATAGTAATGGTTTTGCTCCTTATACCTTCACAGGTTGAGCTGCAACTAATGATAATTATGGTAACGTGTTCATGAGAGCAGGTTTCAAAGTTAACTTAGTCGTATTAGAAACTATGAACCAACCAAGTATTGATGACAATACAGTAGACGTTGGTTCTGATACAATGTGGTTCTTAATGAACAAAGAACATGCTAAATTTAGAAAAGCTTTAAGAAGATTAAAGTTTGGTGAAAGTGCAATTAGCTTCTTTGAAGACAATCATACAAGAGCTGCTTTCGTAACAGTAGAAAAGTTCTTTGGAGCACAAGTACTATTTCCGGAAATGGTAGTTGGTTCTACATGAACAGGTAGTGCGATTTAATTGCCCTATTAATAAAAAGGCAGAGCTTCTCACAGTTCTGCCTTTTTTCTTTATTTGGATAAGAAAATTAAATGAATTACGCTAAAGTTTTTGCATGAGATAGAGCTAGGCTTATAGAAGAGAAAGCCTTTAAAAATAAGAAGAAAATTAAATCTAAGATTAGTAGTTTTACTAAAACAGATTTATTAAAACTAAAATGAGTTTGAGAGTACACAGTTAAAGTATTGTTAGAGAATTGAATTTGAACTTTAGAAGAACTTAAATCATTTTGACTTAGGCAATTTCAAAAACTTGACATTAATCCTCTTTCCAGAAAAGTAATAGAGGAATATTTAAGAAATAACAACAAATAATATGAGTTGAATATATACAAAACCGTATGGTAGTGCTAGTATCAATGATGCTTCACCTTCTACCTCTACAGTTTACAGTAGTACAAAAACAGAAGCGTTGATAGACGAGAAAGCTGATAAGGTATCATCACCTACTACGGGTAATTTCGCCTGACTTGACGGTAGTTGAAACTTAACTGATAGTTGAGCTAAACCTTGAGACTATGCGTCCAACTCCCACACTCATAGTGCAGCAATAATTCCTATTGATACAACAAATTTCTGAGGAGTATTAGATACTAGTGTAACTAATATACAAGTATTAGCTGACTTTATAGATGACAATATAGCTCTTTGAGCTAATATACTATTCTGAACAGTTACTCCAACTACAGAATGACAAGATTGAGATGTATATATAAATACAACTAATCGGAAAGTTTATAGTAAGGAAAGTATTTGGAATTTAGAATGAATAATAGGATGAATTAAATGAGACCCATGAGACCCGTGAGCTCCTTGAAATGATTGAGATGATTGAGACCCATGATTAATATGGGAACAAGCTTATAATGCAGGTACTACATATGAGGTAAATGACTGAGTGAGTTATAATGGTAGTTCATACATCTGTATATTAGAAAGTACTTGAAATGTACCAACTAATGTAACCTATTGGGGAACATTAGCTGTAAAGTGAAATGATTGAGATTGAAGTTGAGATGTAGTATGACCTTGAAGTGCGGTAGATGATAATATAGCTACGTTTAATAGTATAACAGGTAAACTAATACAAGATTGATGAAACACAATAGCGGAAGTTTTAAATACTGACAATCATATAGATTGAAGTACAAATAGATTATACACTACCACAGAAAAAGGCAAGCTTTCTTGAATAGAAGCCTGAGCAGAAACTAATAATATATCAGATGCAGATGCTACAGACTTAACAGACGCCTGAGATACAACTCTTCATTATCATTCAACAGATAGAGCTAGAGCTAACCATACAGGAACACAGTTAGCTTCTACAGTTTCTAACTTTGATAGTGCAGCTTTATCAGCAGCACCTGCAGAAACAACTACAACAATGTGAACTTTAATAAATTGAGCTGATGCAAAAACAACTCCTGTAGATACTGATTTAGTACCTATTAGGGATGTGACAGGTTGATTATTAGAGAAGGTAACTTGGGCGAATATCAAAGCTACACTTAAGACTTATTTTGATAGTCTTACGACTACGCTGACTAATAAGAGAATTACAGCAAGGGTTAATACCATAACTTCTTCAGCTACTCCTACACCTGTATGAGATACAACAGATGAATTTACTGTTACAGCCTTAGCGGCAGCTGCTACATTTGCGGCACCGACTGGAACACCTACAGAGGGACAAGTATTACTTGTAAGAATAAAAGACGATTGAACAGCTAGAACACTAGCTTGGAACGCAATATATAGGGCTAGTTCAGATTTAGCTTTACCAACTACAACGATATTATCAAAGACATTATATTTACAATTTGTCTATAATAACACAGATAGTAAGTGGGATTTACTTTGATTACTTGATAACTTTTAAAAATGAAATTACCTTTATTTGTTTGAACTTGAAGAGCCATTTGATTTAATTCATTTGATGACTTTAATGACGCTGATTATTCAGCTTGGACAGTAACCCAAGAGTGAGGAAGCTGAGCTTCTGTAACAGAAACTTGAACAATAATAAAAGCACTGAGTTATGGAAGTTGAGCAGTTTGGCATTGAGCTAGAATAACCAAAAGTATTATTTGACAAAGCTGAGACTGGGAAGCAAAATTCTTAATTAATTGGAGTAATAATGCAGGTGGGGCATTATGACAACTTCA